TTCCTAAAAGTATTATTGACGCCTGCACGATGCGTGTTGGGCGGTTTCCTTCTATGCGTGATGGTGGTCCTAGTTGGACTGGCGTTATTGCCGATACCAACGCCCCTGAGGAAGATCATTGGTGGCCCATTATGGCTGGAGAGGTTCCAATCCCAGATCATATTCCGCGTGAGCAAGCTAAGATGCTGGTTAAACCAGACAATTGGGCTTTCTATACGCAGCCCTCTGGGATGGTGGCGAAGAAGAATGAAGAAGGGGAAGTAGAGGGTTACGCTCCAAACGCTAAGGCTGAGAACACAAAGCACATGTTGAAGTCTTATTACCCTAATTTAATTCAAGGTAAGACAAAAAGTTGGATAGATGTTTATGTAATGAACCAGCTTGGCACCATTCAAGATGGCAAGCCAATATACCCAATGTTCGCAGCAGACACGCATGTTGCAAAAGAAGAAATCGCTGTTGCCGCCTCGTTGCCCCTTTATGTAGGCTTAGACTTTGGCCTAACGCCCGCCGCCGTGCTAGGGCAAAAGGTAAGGGGAAGATGGCTAATTCAAGCTGAAGTCGTTGCGTTTGATATGGGCATTGTAAGATTTGCCGAGGTACTACGACAGGAAATAGCCACAAGGTTTTCAGAGTGCTCTGATGTATATATCTATGGCGATCCAGCGGGAGACTTTAGAGCGCAGACTGATGAATCGACTCCATTTCACATTCTGCGCGGTGCTGGCTTGAAGGCGTTTCCAGCGCCCTCCAACTCTGTTGACCTTCGTCTTGAATCAGTCTCCTCCCAGCTGAACAAGATGACTGAAGGTAAGCCAGCATTTTTAATTGATAGGCGCTGTCCACAGCTTATTAAAGGCTTTGAGGGCGGCTATCAGTACAAGCGCATGGAAGTGTCTGGTGAAAGATATGCTGACAAACCAGATAAAAACATGTATTCGCATATTCATGATGCGCTTCAATACCTCTTGCTAGGTGCTGGTGAAGGACGAGCCTTGATGAATAATCAGAAACCGTCTAAGCCTGTAGTAGCTAAAAGAAACTTTGATGTGTTTAACAAAGGCCCACGTACACGCAGATCTGCTGGCGTTTGGTCTAGAATGTAGGAGATAGCTATGTGTCTTGGTGGTGGTGGTCCCTCTCAGGCTGAAAAAGAAACAGCCGTAGAGCAACGAGTTGAAGCAGATCTTGCAGAGCGCGAAGAAGTTGAGAAGCGCGCAAAAAAGAAGCGCGAAGATATTAGTGCAGCATTAGAAGCTAGAACTGAACGGCGCGGTATGCGCGGCGGTCGAGGTCGTAGATCTTTGTTTCGTGCTAGTAACGCTGGATTTTTAGGACGGTTTAACTCATGAATACATTGGCAGAGCAAAAACTAAAGAAGTACCAGAAGGCAAAAGCCTTTCGGGAAAACTGGGTTCCTCTCTTTGAGGAGTGTTATGAATACGCTCTGCCTCAACGTGAGTCGTTTTATTATGAAGAAGCTGGGCAACGCAGAGATGAAAAGATCTTTGATGAAACAGCAGTAGTTGGCGTTCAAGAGTTTGCTAGCAGATTGCAGTCTGGCATTGTGCCTAACTTCGCTAGGTGGGCTGATCTTATGTCTGGCAGCGAAGTGCCGAAGGATCAGCGCGAAGCAATTGATAACGAGCTAGATGAAGTTACTGAATATGTATTCGAGGTGTTGCAGAACTCCAATTTCAGCCAAGAGGTTCATGAGTCCTTTATGGACTTGGCTGTTGGTACTGGTGTCTTGTGCGTCGAAGAAGGGGATTCAATTAATCCAGTAAACTTTACCGCAATACCCCTTCCACATGTCGTACTTGATACTGGGCCAGACGATAAGATCGATCATGTCTTTAGGGAGCGCAAGAAAATTCCCTTTGATGATCTAAGCATTCTTTTTCCTGACACTGTTTTTGACCAAAAGGTTCAACAGAATATGGGGAAAGACAGAGAAACTACTGTTCTTGAACTTGTATGCCGCGACTACAGTAAGCGAAACGAAGAAGCTTACTATCACTACGCATTCTGCATGACAACCAAAACAACGCTACATCAAAAACAGATGAAGGGCGTAGGGTCTAATCCGTTTATTTGCTTTAGATGGTCTAAGTGTTCTGGTGAAGTATATGGTCGTGGGCCTATTCTTAATGCGCTGTCTGCTATTAAAACAACTAACCTAACCATTGAGCTTATTCTTGAGAATGCTCAGATGTCTATCTCTGGTATATATCAGATGGAAGATGATGGTGTAATTAATCCTGATACAATTAATTTGGTGCCCGGAACAATTATACCAAAGGCTATGGGTTCTGCTGGCCTTCAACCTATACAAGCGGCAGGTCGCTTTGATGTAGCGCAGCTTGTTCTTAATGATATGCGTCTTAATATTCGCAAGGCTTTGTTTATGGATATGCTTGCTGATCCTAACAAAACTCCTGCGACTGCAACTGAGGTAGCCGAAAGAATGGCTGACCTATCCAGAAGAATGGGTTCTTCATTTGGCAGATTGCAAGCTGAACTCGTGCAGCCCGTACTTCAGCGTGTAATTTACATCTTAAAGAAGCAGGGCCGCATAGAAGTACCTACAGTAAATGGTAGAGAAGTTAAGGTGAGATCTGTATCACCGCTTGCTCAAGCGCAAGCAAATGAGGACATCTCAAGCGTTGCGCGTTTCTTAGAGCTTGTTGGTGGAGCCTTTGGCCCTCAGATGATGCAGATGCTAATTGATTCAGAACAAACAGCTATATTCCTTTCCAAAAAGTTTGGTGTGCCAGAAAGCTTGATTCGTGACGAAGAACAGCGTAGACAAATAGCTGCGGTTGCGCAGCAAATGGCTCAACAGCAAATGGCTCAACAGCAACAAGGAATGCAAGTTGGCGACGAAGGCTAATATTGGCATAGACGGAATACAGCGTCACACAGATAAAGACGTTGAAATAAGTGAAAACATAGCTCAGATATTTAGCACACCTACTGGAAAGGCTGTGCTTAAATATCTCAGGTCTGTAACCATTGAGATGGTTAATGGGCCTAACGTATCCACAGAAGAGCTAAGACATATAGAGGGCCAGCGGTATATTGTTGGCCTTCTTGAGCAGCGCATATCACATGCACATAGGAGTAAAAACAAATGAATGATGAAGTAGCAATCGAAGCGGCTGAAGCAGATGGCCGTGACTTTGTAACTCAACAAGATGTAGAGCAGTCGGCTGCACCTGAGCGCCCAGAGTGGCTACCTGAAAAATATAAAACAGGTGAGGATTTAGCAAAGGCGTATAAAGAACTTGAGTCTAAGCTTGGCGGCAAGGATGAAGAAATACGAGAGTCTTTGCTTGAGGAAATAAAGGCAGAAGCTTTTGCTGATAGGCCAGAAACTGCTGGCGATTATCAGCTTCCAGATATTGTTGACGATGATCTTGCTGTTGATAACGAGCTTTTGCAGTGGTGGTCTGAACATTCTTTTGAAAACGGCTATGGTCAAGAGGAGTTTCAAAAGGGCATAGAGATGTATGCTCAGGCTATTAATGGTAATCAGCCAGATATAGAGGCTGAGTCAGCAAAGCTTGGTGATAATGCCAGCACAAGAATTGAAGCTGCATCTGTCTTTGCTAATAAGTTTTTTCCAGAGGATGCGCTGCCAGCTATTGAGCGTATGTGCGAATCGCACGAAGGTATATTAGCTTTAGAAACCATTATGGATAAGATGAAGGATGGAAACTTCTCTGGCGATACTAGCCCATCTCCATCTTTAACTGAAGCAAGCTTGCAAGAAATGATGAAAGACCCAAGGTATTGGGAGCCTAGAAGCAGAGATTCAAATTTTGTAAAGCAGGTAGATGATGGATTTAAACAGCTCTACAGAGGTTAAGATAATAAAAAGGGGGAGTTATTATTTGACTCCCCTTAAATCTTTTCACATTGATGAGCTTGAAAGAGTTCTGTCAGAAGAAAATCGAAGAGAAATAAAATTGCTTGGGTACTGTGATGTAAGAACAGCACTAGAGCAAATGAGCCAAACCTCAGAAGCTTATGTTTGCCGTAAAGAAGGTGAAGATTTATTATTTGTTGGAGGTCTTTGGTTTGATGAGGATCAAGATTGGCCTCAAATGTTTGCGATGTTTTCCAATAAAATAAGGGAAAACTTCACAATGCTGGCGCGCGGATCAAGAATGCTAGTAGAGTTCTTTGACCAAAGCCAATCGCATATGTCTATGACAATTCTTGCTGATTATGAGGGTATGGTAAGCTGGGCAACGTGGCTAGGCTTTGATCCCGTTGGTGTTTCTATGCAGGGTGGAAATAAGTATGTTGAATTTGTTCGTTGCAATTTAGATCAAAATTGTGTTTATGATGAACCACGACAGCCCGTAATACATTGAGAGGCCCGTAAGGATACCCTCGTTGACATAGAAAAGCGGATACCTGTGATCAACTGAAACTTCTAATAGGACTGTAAAAATGGCTAATACTATTGATCAAGCCTTTATCAAGCAGTTTGAAACTGAAGTACATATGGCGTATCAGCGTATGGGTTCCAAATTGCGGAACACTGTGCGTACGACAAATGTCACAGGTTCAACTGCTCGTTTCCAAGTAATTGGAAAAGGCGCTGCAAATACTAAATCTCGCAATGGTGATGTAACAGCAATGGAGCTTGTGCACACTAATGTTGAAGCAACTATGAATGACTTCTACGCGCCAGAGTACATTGACAAGCTGGACGAGTTAAAGATTAACATCAACGAGCGTCAAGCTGTAGCGCAATCTTCTGCTGCTGCTCTTGGTCGTAAGACTGATGAGATCTTGATTACAGCAATGGACGCGGGCGCTAACAGCACTCAGATCCATGACACTGGCTCTGCTCTTGAAAAAGCTGACTTGTTGACCTTGTTCTCAACATTTGGTGCAGAAGATGTTCCAGAAGATGGACAGCGCTATTTGGCAATGTCTCCTGCTGGTTTTGCTGACTTGTTTGCAATTGAAGAATTTGCAAGCTCTGACTATGTTGGGCCTCAAAACTTGCCATTTGCTGGCGGTATGACAATGAAAGAGTTCTTAGGATTTAAGATCTTCTCAACGTCTGCTGTAGCTGGTGGAAAGAACTTTGCTTATCATACTACTGCTGTTGGGCTTGGCATTAATGCTGATGTTCAAACTGAAGTAAACTATGTTGCACAGAAGGTTTCACACCTTGCAACATCAATGATGTCTATGGGCGCTGTCGTTATTGATGACGATGCTGTCTTTGAAGTTCTTGATAACAACTAAAAGGATGGGGGCTTCGGCCCCCAAACCGCTATGCCAACAATAGCAAATACACCACTATTAATTTGTTCGAGAGCATCCCTGCTAATTGGCGGTGATGCTATTTCTTCATTTACTGACTCTACTGCTGAAGCAACGGTAGCTAACTCTGTATATGAAGATATTGCTCAAGGTCTTTTGACTAGCACAAGGTGGCGATTTGCATCTAAGCAAGCGCAGCTTAGTCGGAACGGCACTGCGCCTTTAACAAGGTGGGATGCGTCCTATGCGCTTCCAACTGATTCCCTAATGATTTCAACTATTACAATTCAAGATCTGCCTATTGATTATGATATTTATGAAGGCAATGCATTTTGCAATGCTACTACAACTGATACTGTAATTGCTGATTATATCTTTAGGGCCGATGAGGCTAATTGGCCTTCTTATTTTATTACTGGCGTTGAGCTATCTGTTGCCTCAATGCTTGCTATGTCTGTCGCAAGAGATGCGTCAATGTCTGTTGCTTTTGAGCAGAAAGCAGAACGTCAACTTGCAAAAGCGCGCAATTTAGACTCACAGCAACAAACAACAAGAAAGCTAAATACATCGAGGTTTATTGCTGAAAGGCGCAGTTAATGCAGAAAGTAAGAGTTCCAATTAACAGCTTTCAGTATGGAGAAATTAGTGACTCATTAATAATGAGAACTGATTCACCTGTTTATGCTCAGTCTGCTCAACGATTAGAAAATCTAATTGTTATGGGCGAAGGTGCTGTAAGAAAGCGAACAGGTTTAAAACATATCTATGACTATAGTTTAACTGGTAGTTCTTCTGACAATCAATCTCATTTATTTAAATTCGTTTTTGATGACAACGAAGAATATGTAATATCTGTAGAAGATGCTAAGGTTAGATGCTTTAGGCTTTTAACAGATGGGACTGTAAGTTTAGTTACTACTATAACATCTGACGTTGATGGCAATGCTTTGCCATTTGATGATGACTATTTGCAAGAATATACATCCGCTCAATACGGCGATGTAATGTTTATTTGCCATCCTTTGTTTGCGCCCAGAATGTTAGTAAGAACAAGCTTAACTAATTTTGAGCTAGAGACATACTCGTTTGATAATAGAGGCGATACAAGTCTGCTTACTGATACTTCTGGTACTGTTGATGATGATGGCATTATGCTATTAGATACTAATGCTTCTGGAAGCATACTTGACTTACCTATTGATGGAGTTTTTGCTGCCCCTTCAGGCTGGGCAGAGTTTGGTAGCTATGCAAGACGTGTAACTGTTTATTTAAATAATAATAGCGCGCCCGGAAATGGCATGCCCTTTACAATTAACATTACAATTAGAGGGCTTGATATTAATGGGAATAGTATAATAGACATAATTCCCACCAATCAAGGCCAATCAGTTTTAACCTATACAAGCAGTCTTTATTTTCAAACCGTAACACGAATAAGCCTTAGCCAGACTGTAGCTAATTTTTCCCTTAAAGCTGGCGTAAGTGCAGATAGAAGATTTTTTCAGCCAATAGTTACTTATCAG